TCACTGACCCAGTCATCCGAACCGACGTTCCGACTCGAGGTGAATGCACCCGTCAAGGAGGCGTTCATCGTGAATCAGACACCCGCAAGTGCATCGGGACCGTACGCATACAACGCCATTCCAAACGTCGAACTTCGATTCAACGACGAAAAGGTGTTTGATTGGACGACCCGAACCATCGAGCCGTTCGTCTACCACTCGTCCATGCCGCAGCGTAGCATGGCACTCGTATCGTTTTCACAGGAACCCGAGGCGAACAATAAGGTGGCCGGGAGCGTCAACTTGGCGCGCATGCGTGACATCCAAATGACCGTGCCCCAAGCGGCAAACACATTCACGCGCGTGTACACGCGATCATATAACGTACTCCGGGTCGAGAATGGGATCGGCGGTCTCAAGTTTATGTCGCCGCCGTTCAAAACCATGTACCAGCCGAACAGCCGGTGGATCTACACGTCGAACATTCTCACGACGGCGTCTATCGCACTGCCTCTGTCTGGAAACGCCCTCTCGGCGACCCAGATTGGAGGGATTGGCGCAGGTACAGGTCCTGGAGACGGAACGACGACGACGCCGACGACGATCCCGACTCAGAAGATTGTCGCAGACGTGAATGGAAACATCCACATCACGGGGACATACCGTGGGGGTGATATTCAATTTGGTCAAGGTGACATACAACCATGGTTTAGTGGTACACCCGATTCATACTTTGCCATGTACAGTTCGGCCGGTGTTCTCGTGAACATCGGACTTATCACTGGATACCCGAGTGTCGCGTCGTCGACAATCAGTGGGATTGCAGTCCAGGGATCGAGTGCGTACATCACGGGGTACTACTCAGGTGCGGCAATTGGAATCTACGGATACAACACCGGTCTCCCACTTGCAGCGCCAGCGTCCGGTGCGACAAACATGTTCCTGGCTAAATTCAGCGTGACGACCAGTGGGTACTACCTCTTGTGGGCAACATACGGTGCATCTGCAACCGCCTCGTCCGCGTGTACGGGACTTGCAATCGCGACCGACTCTGAGGGGTGTTACATCACAGGCAACTGTGGACCTACAGCCGCTGCGTTTACATTCTACAACGCCGATACGACAAATACGACGAACGCGACACTTACCGCGACTGTCGGTACGCGCGATGGGTTCCTCGTCAAGTTTAACACGATCGGTACGCCACAATGGACTGCGCGTATGGCGGTCGCGTCGTCAACCGTCAACTCGACAGGTATCGCGTGTAGCGCAGACGCTGGTGTCGTCATCGTTGGGGCATGGACAGGTGGAAGTGCACTCATTGTGGGCGTTTCAAGTCCCACGGCAACAGTGATCGGTGGTTCGACCGGGTCGCAAGACGCCTTTGTCGCCAAGTTTACGACGGCTGGTGCCGTGACGTGGGTCTCGCGTATCGGCGCAGGTGGTCAAGGGCCCATGTCTGTCGCGGTCGCACTCGATCTTTCAATCAATGTGACGGGCGGCATACTCAACGGGACATGGGCACTTTATACTCAACCGGGTACGACCAGTGCAGCTTCGACGGGCGCAATCGCAAAGTCGTGTGCGTACGTCGCCAAGTGGAACTCGGCCGGGACGGGTCAATGGATTCAACTGATCACGACAACATTGAACAATCCAAACTATGGACTCGCTATCGCGGTCGATGCCTTTTCCAACGTGTTTGCATCCGGACTCATGTTTGGCACAACCACCTTTGGCGGAACCAAGACGTTCGTCGTGCTTGGTGAAGACGGCTACGTCGCCAAGTATACACCGACAGGTGCACTTGCATGGGCTGTCCAGATGGACGAAATTGCCGACACAAACAAGACATTCTGCGGTGGCGTATCGTATGATCGACGCGCTGGCGTACTCTGGACAACCGGGTCGTTCAACAACACAACCAACTTTTACGACAACAATTCACTGTCGAGTGGTCAAGCGCTCGCTGCGCGTGGTACCTACGACACATTCATCGTAAAATATTCTGCGTAAAGACTAGAGATGCAGGCAGCTCCTGCACAGTTTGCGACACAGACCATTCGTGTCCAATTTGACAAGGACATATCATTCGGAAACGACGTCACCGTAAGAATTCCCAAGACGGGTGATCTCGTCAACACGATGTTTCTTAGGGTCACGTGGCCGAGCGACGCGCCGACAACTGTTCAGCCATCCGTGGGAACGGCAATGCTCAACCGGGTCGAACTCATGTACAAGGACCAGGTGCTCGAACGCCACTATGGCGAAACCATGAACATGCTCAATGAGATTACCGTGCCTCAGGCGAAGCAATCGGCTTTGACTACTCTTCTGGGCAAAGGGATCACGAGCAATCTGGCATCCTACTTTATTCAAATGCCGTTCAAGACCATTCCGCTCGTCGCCCTCGATGAAACACCCACGCTACGCGTCGTGTTCAATCCGTCAAACGTGTTTACAAATGTGATGTCATACACGGGATCTGTGAAGCTTGACCTTTTTGTCGATTACGTCTACGTGTCCAAGGCGGAGCGCGAGTATATGACGTCGACACCTCTCTCGTACTTTACACAGACGTTCCAGCTCGTTCGGTTCCGCATTCCGGTGAGTTCGTACCAATCAACATACTCACTCCTGACCCAGTTTGTCAACAGCGTCTCTGAGCTTTTCTGGGTGATCCAGGCTGATAATGCGTCGAACGTCTACGACTATACAAACACGGGCGGGACGGACCATCTCGTGTCGCTCCGTCTGACGGGTGACATGAGCGATCTCATCACGCCAGACTATGCGACGCCGCTCTACCTTCGCGTGATTCAGGGACTCGAGTTTCATACGCGCATACCCGACAGCCAGTTTTACATGTACTCGTTTGCAATTGCACCCGAGTACGAGCAAGCGACCGGTACGCTCAATTTTTCGACATTTGATACGCAGCAGCACGATTTAACACTCTCACCGTCCAACTATGGACGTGAAGTGCGTATTTACGCTCGCTCGTACAACGTGTTTCACGTCGAGGGCGGGCATGGCAAAGTGCTTTTCCAGGCACAGGAGGGTGGATCCGTGACTGGTCTGATCAACGGTCTCACGACGGGCCAGGTGTTCCCGGCACCCGGGAACGGTGTGTTTTCGCTGTATTACACTGGAACGGGTGGGACAGGTGCACTCGGTGGTTCGTCGACGGTTGCTGATGCATCCGGGAATGTGTACACGTGCGGCACATTCAGCACTGCGACGATGGCCGTCTACAACAAGAACGGCATACTGTTCAACACGTACACAAAGTCGACCGGTTCGACCAATACAGCGTACATCGTTCGGTATGATCAATCCGGTACGGCACAATGGGTTGTTCTCATGGGTGGACCCGGATCGAGCATTACGAACGCAACCGCTTTGCGCATCGACTCGTATGGTGATCTCCTCGTATCCGGAACAACCTACTCGCCGACAATCACGCAGAACATCACTGTGTACTCCGGCGCGACTGCCGGGGGTGCAAATGCAGGCACCCCATTCGGGACGGTGTTTGCAACGACCGCCGGAACGTACGACATGTTCCTCATGAAGCTCAACACGCTTGTGGGAACGCCTCAATGGGCCCTCCCAATCGCCGGCGCTGCGAACGGGTCCGAAGGTGCCGATGCGAGACTGGCTTTGCCGGCGTACAAAAATCTCCTCTCGTTGTCGAGCGACCTGGCTGGTAATGTGTATGTCGCATTCACGTCCAACTCGACTGCAGTCACGACGAGCGGCGTCTCGCGATCGACCATCGGGACGACGTACAACGGATCGACGAGCGGCGTGTATTCGCCACACACATATATTGCACAGTTTGCCAAGGCGGGGACGTTCAACTGGATTTCGGGTGCCGCGGGGTCAGCTCCAGCGTCGGGAAACCTAGGAAACGTGTTTGTGACGTCGATCGCCACGTCGATCAACGGTCTCACGGCCATGACTGGTTATTTCACGTCCAACCTGTTTTCGCCATTCAATTCGGCCGGGACGCTGAGTTCGGGCTACCAACTCACGCGGTCGGATACGACGAGCGGATTGTACCCAGCACCGGTCGACGTGACTCTACCAACCGTGAACAGCTTCGTGGCGACGTATACGAGCGTCGGCAACATTCAGATGCTTGCTCAACAGGTGAGTTCGAACATCCAGATGCTCAGCGTGACGTACGACGCAACGTCAAACATCATCACGTGCGGGACTGTACGCGGCTATGGTGCCGTGTTGTACAACACATCGGCGGCATCAGCACCTCCTGGTCTCCTTGGCATTTCCAGCGCATTTCTGTGTCCAACCACGACAGATACGTACGGTATCCTGAATAAGTATACTCTCAGTGGATACACGGCATGGACAATCGTGATTGGTGGCGCGTCAGGTGTGACTATTCCGTCGGCGTGCAGATCCGACGCCTCGAGCAGTGTGTACGCGTGCGGGATGTACACCTGTCCCATCTGTACGATCGGTACGGCGTCACTCACGCGTCTCGGAACTCAGGATGGTTTCGTCGTCAAATACTCGTCGACAAGTGCCTACGTCTGGTCGGTTCGAATCGGATCTGCAGGGTCGACCGTCACGTGTCGGTCCATCGCCATCGATCCTTTGACCCAAAATGTCATCGTGTCGGGGACATATACGACGACGACCAACCCCGTGATTGTGTACACGTCCAGTGGCGTACCGTCCGGTATCACCCTTCCGGTAACTACAACTGCCATGCCATTCACGATCGAGTTAAAGGCGACGTGAGAACTTAAAGCAATGCACTTGTGTGTCGTGACTCGTAACAAGTCAATCGCGGCAACGACGCTTCATGCGCTCATGAACATCAACATGCACGCCATGCACAAGGGGATTCATGTTGAAATTCACTTTGTCACGGACATGTCCGGTTTGGCGAAGCTGATCAAGACGGGCGAGCGGATCCTCTGGTTTGATTACGCATCGAACATTGACGAGGAGACGCTCCAACGTTTGCTGGATCCGTTCGAGAAGGACATCCGCGTGATGGTCTGCCCCGCCGTGAAGGAGGGGATTGACTGGGACATGTTTCGCACAAAGACACTCGCGGGGTCCAAGGAGCCTGTTCACCAGCGCGCTTTGACGTTCGATACGTCCGTCGGTAAGAAATGGGGCGACGGTCTGTACGAGGTGACCAGGACAGCTGCGCGTGTATGGGCGATGGACACAAAGCCGATCGACAAGAAGATTCGCGGTGAGAAGGTTCAAGTGAAGCTTGCGACCGATTCATACGAGGCACTCTTCGATCAGCTGATTCGTATGAACATCAAGATGGGTGCATTCACAAAGGCACAGGTGGTGTGTCACATCATCCACGAGTGTCCGGGGAATATCCTCGAGACGCAGATGGTACGTCTCGGAAACTAGGACATCAAGGGCGAGCCCTTGGAATCAAAACTAGGACATCAAGGGCTCGCTCAAAACCGAGGTTTTGTGTTGTCGAGTCTTATAGAGAAGACACACGTCTGATTACAAGTACAGAATGGGCGAAGCCCTTGCACTCCGGACGTTTGTCAATAAAGTATGGGGAGAGCCGAACGACTCGACTCGTTTCCCCGGACCTCAGCCTGTTTCAATTGAGCGGTGCCACTTTCCGCTCTTGAAAAAGTCTGATTACCTCGTGTGCCACAAGATGGATGGCGTACGGAAACTCTTTGCGTGCTGCGAAACTGAAGAGGGTGTGAAGCGAGCCGCGCTCATTGACCGATCGTACAAGATGGAGTTTTTCACATACACATTGCCCAAGGATACGCTGTTGGACGGCGAGCTTGTCACGCGAAACGACGGCAAGCAAGTGTTTCTGGTACACGACGCGATGATGATTCGAGGAGAGTCGCTCATGCAGATGCCCCTGTCCGAACGACTCATGAAGGCGCGCGCGCTCTGTAAAACGATTCTGACCAAGACGCCGTTTGTGACCATGGTGAAGGAGATGCGCATGCTTGCCGAGATTGAAAAGCTTGAAGAGCCGCCGTACGCGACGGACGGACTCATATTCACGCCGCTACGAAACCCCGTGCAGACGGGGACACACGAGACGATGTTCAAGTGGAAACCGAGGAGTCACATCACGGTTGACTTTCTCGTCCAGAAGAACAGGGAGCTGTACATTCAAGAGCGCGGTCGTCTCATTTACGAGATGAGTCTCTACTTTTCAAAGGAGCCGTACCCGGATGGGACGATCGTCGAGTGCGGCTATGGCGATATGGGGTGGGAAGTTGTTCGGGTACGCACGGACAAGACGTACCCGAACAACCGGCGGACATACCTGCGCACGATTGTCAACCTGAAGGAGGATATCAAGCGCGAAGAGTTCTTAAGGATATAGCGCACTGTATATGTAATGGAAAAACGACTAGCAATCGCGAAGGAGGTGATCGACATGGCCTATTCAATGGACATGTGGATCTTCGGTGGGTACGTCCGTGATGTCGTCGTTCGTCGTCAGAAAAAGTTTGGAGATCTTGACATTTGCTGTAGCCGCGACACGACTGACGTGTCTCAGTTTATTCGCATGCTCGGCACTCGGTACGACGTGACGTCACACGATGTTCGCACGTTTGAGCACACGTATGGATCCATGTCGCCCGGTATTCGAAAGCTACACAAGTGTACCGTGCGTGTCGGAAATGTTCACATGCGCGTCGACGTGGTTGTGTACGACGACACGTTCCGTGAGTGGTGCAAGGAGCACACCGTCGACTTTTCGTGCAACCTCTTTTACATGAAGCATGACGTGGCGCTCGGCATACGCTACGTTCCAGACTTTCTCAAGCACGATCCGTCTCCCATGACGAAGCTGATTGAGATGACGTGCGAGTATGAGTTTCAGCGCATATGGGACGTGCCGCGTACGACCCGCCCACAGTGGATCAACGTCATTCGCATTCACGATCGGGCCAAGGAACTCATCAAGCGTGGATGGTATATGGCATCGACACCCACGCTCATGTCCGAACTCATGAGTCTCGAAATTGGAAACCGACCCTATGCACAGGAAGAGTGTGAACGTACGATGCGTATTATTGAAAGTGTCCAGTCTGAGCGCGCCATCAAGCTCCTCGAGCGTTATACGGGTCGTACGTCAGTGACGACCAGCATCAAGAATAATATGTGTCTCTAGTACATGTTGACCCAGCGACAGATCGAGAATGCGGTTCGGCGCGCCGTCGAGCGGGAGAACTCCCGTCACGTAAGGCAGGCTCGCAATCGCAACAACAGTTCAAAGTTCATGAATGCTCTCAAGGCTGAGAAGAATCGCAAGATGAAGCCGTTGTCGCCCCGTCTCCGAGCCAGGGCGACACCCTCCCCTATGAGTGTACTACGTCGGAACGCCTTTCGCAAGGCGGTCAAGTCACCTGCCCGACCCAATCTGCGCCGGGCGACACTTCTGACAGCTCAAGCGCTCCGCCTGTATAACAACTCACGAAAGCACCGCTAGAGAGCTTTCAGAAAGTTGCGATTCTGGCGCGCCACACTCGTATTGTTGTTTGAAAGAGTCCGATTTTTCTGTCGGATGAGGTGACGAATCTTGACGACGGGTGTCTTGTCGTACACGACAATGTTCGTCTTTGTGATGTTCGGAGCCAAGTTTGAATCTGCCGCGAGCAGATCAATACTAAAACGACCGTGGGTCAGTTTCATATGCTGAAACCGTATAGGCGGTGGTTTATTTGTAGTGTAGCCGATCCTGGCCAAAGCCCCGATAAAGATGTGATAGTCCTGTGCACGAATGACAATGTCTATGTCGTTCGGCTGTCTGTGCAGGGGAACGCCGATCCTATTTGCGTGGAGTTTCATCGCCATGCTTCCACTCACGGCCCATGGTTTCTTGGTTCCGTTGAGTTTACGGCGAATAAGTCCAAGTTCGGACGTCAAGGTGCCGTTTCTATTGATGCGTGTACGCGGCGGTGTGCTGAACCCGTTCATCTTACTTGACGGCAAGAAAATCACGCGGTGAGACGATCCTCGAGCTTGCCGAAGAATCGAATGTTTCCCACGTGGCCGAGGGTCGTGGTCACGTCGGCGAAAATCTGACCACCCATCTGTTGCCACCGACGACAGAACGCATAATCCTCGGAGAGGTAGCGTCGGTTCTCCGGATCGATCATACAATCGAAAACGGCGCAGTAATCTTCAAAGTCGCGATTCTGGTGGTCATTCTTACAGTTGAGCTCGGGGTACTTTTCAAACATGCGTGTAAACACGTCGCGCTTAATCATCAAAAATCCGGTTGGTCCATCGAGCACCTCGACAAAACCATCCTTGACTGGCGTGTTGTTCGACTTGAAATTCATGACGAGCGACGCAGCCAACTTGTTGAGATCGCGCGTGTCGTTTGAAAGCACAGCCTGCTCAGCCTGTTCCCACATGACAACCTTTTTCGGGTAGACGGCACACGAAATGTCGTGCCCGGAGTTGAGCAGACGCAGAACAGACTCGGGCTCAAACTTCACATCCGCATCTATAAACATGAAATAGTCCGCCTGTGTACGAATCATGTACCGGGCGACTGAAATGTTCCGCGCCCGATGGACGAGTGACTCGTTCTCGGTCGTGTCGAGCATGAGTTGAACACCTCGCTGAGCACACATACGCTGAAGCTTGAGCACCGATTCAGCGTATGCCTGTAGACACACTCCGCCGTAGCAGGGTGTGCTTAGAAACAGGCTAGGCATTCCTGTTTTTCTTTATGACTTGTTTGTTTATCTATCGTCCACCGATTACATCTTCTTCTTATCAGCCCCAAAGATGCGCCCCATATCGAAAGACTTGTTCACCTTCTCGGCGCGCATGGCCCTCTTACCATGGCGAGCGTACGACACACCGCCGAGCAGACGCATCAGGAGGGACACGAGCAGGATGAACACGATGGCGTGGAGGATCAGACCACCCGTCTTGGCAAGGCCATCCTGGGACGCGACCCAGCT